GTGGAGGAGGGGGAGACCCCATCGCGGCACTTGATGCGAATCTCAACGTCGTGATATTGGAGAGCGAGGAGGGGAAGAGCCTTCGACCAGTCCTCACCGAAGAAGAAGGGGAGCATGTAGTAGTTACCACCGTGGTTCTCCTTCCTGTGGTTGAGGCTCACACAGAAGGAAGCCTTGGCAGCCGAATCCCTCATGAGAGGGTTGTGAACACCCTGGATGAACAAAGAATCCATGGTGGTTACCATCTGACCACCGATCCAAAGGGAAAACTCTGTGAGGTCTGTGGCTTCTCTTTTAAAGAAACCATTGTCGTTGTTTCGGGTGGCGGCGATGTTATCGGCCTCAATCCAGACATAGCTGAGAAGATCACCCTTGGAACGGACGGGAATGATAACCTCGTTACCGGAACCAAACGTGCCGATGTAGTCCATGCGCTCGGGCTTCATGGCGAAGTTGGTGTATCGTTTGTAGTTTTGACGGAAAAAGCTTACTTCAGGTTGACCGGTGATGTAGACGTCCTGGGCACCTACAGACACGAGTTCTATTAAAGCGGCAGACATTTATTAATAAATGATATTAAAATTTTGGGTACATGTATACGTATGGTGGTATTTCAAGCTTTAACCTGGGAGGCCAGAGACGATGACGACGAACATCTCATCAGCATCTTTGGTAAAACTGAAGATGGAAAATCTGTGTGCGTGACAACTGGCTTCAAGCCGTATTTCTTTGTAAAGTTGCCACGTGGAACAGAGAAGGGTGATGTTGAAATTTTATATGACAGGATAAACTCGATGAAGAAGGATTGTCTCACCGGATATTCCTTGACAAAGCAAAAAGATGTCTGGGGTTTTCAAAACAATGAAGAATTTTTCTTCATGCACCTGACGTTTAAGAACCTGGAGGCGAGACGTAAAGTCAATTCTGTGTTCATGTATAACAGTGACTTCAAACCTTATCACGTATACGAATCAAATATAGATCCCGTCCTGAGACTCATGCACAGAACTGGTATTCAGTCCACTGGATGGCTGGATACTGGGACGAGATGTATCAGGTCTCACCTCGCGAACGTAGATATCGATCTGTGGTGTAACGAGTGGAGTGATCTGAAGCCTGTCGACCGTGACGACATCGCACCGTTTGTCGTGGCGTCCTTTGATATCGAGTGTAACAGTTCCACGGGTAAATTTCCAGATCCCAACGTCAAGGATGATGCCTGTTTTCAAATAGCCATTTCACTCTGTAAATTTGGAACTGATGAACCATACGAGAAAACCTGTTTGTGTTATAAAAACACAACTGGTGAAGATGTGGTGAGTTTCAAAACGGAGAGGGAACTTCTACTCGCCTTCAAAGATTACGTCCAGAAAAAGGATATCGATATCCTGACTGGGTGGAACATTTTTGGATTTGATCTTGAATACATTTACCGACGGGCAGCCATGAACGGGTGCGGCCTCGAGTTTTACCAGTTGGGAAAGTTGAAAAACACAGAGTCTCACATGGTTCAGAAGAAGTTGAGCTCCAGCGCTCTCGGGGACAACTTCCTCAAACTACTTCCTATGCCTGGACGATTCATCTTTGATCTTTTCCACGAAGTCAAAAAGGGATACAAGCTAGACTCGTATAGTCTGAACAATGTCTCGAAGTTGTATCTCGGTGATCAGAAGATTGACATGCCCCCAAAGGAAATGTTCGCCCGCTTCCTCGAAGAAGATCCCGTCAAGTTGGGTGAAGTCGCTGACTACTGTATCAAGGATACCCTCTTACCTCACAAACTCATGAAGAAGATGTGTATCCTGCTAAACTTGGTTGAGATGGCTAAAGCTACGTGGGTTCCTATGTCATTTCTGGTTGAGAGAGGTCAACAAATCAAGGTGTTTAGTCAATTGTCCAAAAAAGCTCGAGAGTTGGGCTATATGGTTCCCACAATTAAGTATGGATCTCTCCCAGAGGAGCAATACGAAGGAGCTACGGTTTTAGAAGCTCAAAAGGGGGCGTATTACACACCTATTACTGCCTTGGATTTTGAAGCACTATACCCATCAATCATGACAGCTCATAATTTGTGCTACTCCACATATGTCATGGATGAGAGGAGGTATGGAAACATCGAGGGAATCACGTATGAGACTTTCAAGATTGGAGACAAGACATACAAGTTTGCGCAAGATGTTCCAAGCCTGCTACCAGCTATTCTAACAGAACTGAAACAATTTCGCAAGAAGGCAAAAAAGGATATGGCAGCTGCAACTGGATATATGAAGGAAGTCTACAATGGAAAGCAGTTAGCCTACAAGATTTCAATGAACTCGGTCTATGGTTTTACAGGGGCGGGGAAGGGTATTCTACCTTGTGTGCCCATTGCTTCAACTACCACGTGTCGTGGTCGAGCGATGATTGAAGAGACCAAAACGTATGTGGAAAAGAACTTCCCCGGAGCAAAAGTCAGGTATGGAGACACTGATTCTGTGATGGTGGAGTTTGACGTCGGTGATCGTAAGGGAGTGGAGGCCATTGAGTATAGTTGGGAAGTCGGTGAAAGAGCCGCGGAAGAGTGTTCGGCCCTCTTCAAAAAGCCCAATAACCTGGAGCTTGAAAAGGTGTACTGGCCCTATTTTTTGTATTCCAAGAAGCGTTACGCCGCGAAGCTTTGGACAAAGGGTAAGGATGGGAACATGAACATGGATTACGTTGACGTGAAAGGTCTACAACTTGTTAGACGGGATAATACCCCTCACATGAGAGAAGTTTGTAAAGAACTTTTAGACGTTATCCTGACCTCTGGGGACACAGATCCACCCAAACACCTAGCAAGGGAAAGAGCTAATGAGTTGCTCTCCGGAGAAGTTCCCAATGAAAAGCTCGTCTTGAGTCAGTCTCTTTCAGATAGCTACAAAGTCAACGGTGAGACTGTATCCGTGACGGGATCAAAAAGTGTGCTCATCAATCAAGCACATGTGCAAGTGGTGAATAAAATGAGAGAACGTAAACCCGGTTCTGAACCACAATCTGGTGACAGGGTGCCCTATCTTCTCACAAAAACGAATGATCCAAAGGCTAAGGCGTTTGAAAAATCTGAGGATCCCAAGTATGTCGAGGAGAATAATATCCCGGTTGACTATCACTACTACTTCGTTAATAAATTCTTGAACCCCGTGTGTGACCTTCTCGATCCACTCTACGACAACGTCAAACAAGAAATTTTTGGGGAAATCATAGATGCCCACAAACCCCCACCGAAGAAGAGGGAACCCGCCATAAGCACCATGAAGAAGGAGCAACTCGTTGAAGAATGTAAAAAATTAAACCTAGATGACACTGGTAAAGTCGCAGAACTGAAGCAACGTATTAAAGAATTTAGAGATCGTCAAAACTCTGTTGATGATCTATTTAAACATTACGAGCAAAGTAAACATAAGAATGACGAGACTGACCAAGTTAGTCATTGAGAAAACTAAGGAAATTTTACTCCGTCAACTTCCCGGTGAGATTGAACACGAACTCAATGAGCTTGTTTGTGAACTCGTGGAAGAGGGTGTGGAAACATATCATACCGAACAGCTCTCGAAAACTCTCGAAAATATTTCAAAGAAGCACCAGATTCCGCTGGAGTTGCTGCTGCGTGACATTCCCCAAATAAGTGGTGAAGAGCGATGTCGAGGAAAGAAGAAGAATAAGGATGAAGGTGGAGACTTTAGATGCAAGTTCAAGGCTGGTGAAAATGGATACTGTAAATTTCACCAGCAACAGGGTGAAAAAATTAAACCGAGACAACTACCCAGTCAACAGCTACACAACCACGGCCCCGAAAAAATGAACGTCCCAGGGTGCCCGGGTTGCGAACAAAAGGGACTTATAGATTTGAGTCGTTTACTTTTCAATGAATAAAACAAGCATTCTGCTATCATCAATCAACCAATTCTACACTGACGAATATAACAGGAATAAACTACTGACCATCTTGAATAAATCTAGTGGGATCTCGTTAAGAAATCTCGAGTGGTTCATCACCAACTACGCCAAAAAGAATAACACATCCTTCAAAACCAAAGACGGTAAACTTTTTACAGTCCACTGTGCCTATAAATCTAGCTTGGATGGATACAGTAAGAAACTGTTCGATCCATTTTGCAGAGCTGAGAAATTTACCTATCAGATCCCCGAATCATCTCAAGAAATTCAGACTACTCTCGCTCAACTGAATTTCATCAAATGGTGTATCAAGAATAACATCATCGACTATATCTATAACAACAAACAGAACTTGTTCACTAAGTCATGTAATCAAAAACTTGTGACATGACACCATCTTTGATGCGAACAAAGTTCATCGTTTTAGCCAGTATATGAAAACGTCTATTATGCCAGGCATAGTTCCCAGTATCGCCATCCTCATGCTTACTGGAGAACAGGTTTCCGTGTAATATAGGTTCTTTCACAACGCTAAAATTGACGTGGCCCGATGGGTCACTCTCGTATGGATACAACGCAAAACTATAAGAATAGAATCTCCTAGTGATGGGTGTGTTCCTGTGATGGAGTCTCGGCTGAAGAATCCTTAAAAAGTGGGGTGATCCTGTGTGCTCATCCAAAATTTCTTCACCGTCAAGGGAGAGTGTCACGTAGTTGATGTGCTCGTATCTCAAGGATGGGTCTACTTGAGTGACTCCATCTGAGATGATAGGTATTTCATTATAGTTTGAAGTTCCACCAAACGCGTTGTTCTCCGTGTACATCACGAAGAAGTAC